CATAAACTGAATGAATGCCCTCGTAGCCCAATTGGTAGAGGTACTTGGCTTAGAACCAAGGTAGTGTCAGTTCGAATCTGACCGGGGGTACCAAATTAATGGGTGACAAAATGTGGAATGTTTGTTATAATGTTCCACACAATGAATGAAGCGGGTGTGGTGAAATGGTAGACGCAAGGGACTTAAAATCCCTCGGAGAAATCCGTGTCGGTTCGAGTCCGACCACCCGTACCAATTTCGGGCCTCAAGCTTAAGTGGTATAAGCGTCCGGCTCATAACCGGGGGATATAGAGTTCGAATCTCTAGGGGCCCACCAAATGTGCCGCAGTAGTCTAATGGATAGGCAACACTCTTCTAAAGTGTATAGATGCAGGTTCGAGTCCTGTCTGCGGTGCCAAATTAGTGCTTGACAAAGTGTCATATATAGAGTATAATGTTTGAACAATTTCGGGATCGTCTAATGGTAGGACAACGGACTTTGAATTCGTTAATCGTGGTTCGAGCCCACGTCCCGAAGCCAATTTAAATGCGGGTATAATTCAGTGGTAGAATGTCTCGTTGCCAACGAGATCGCCGTCAGTTCAAATCTGACTACCCGCTCCAATTTAAATGCGGATGTAACTCAACGGTAGAGTGTCGGGTTTCCAACCCGTTCGTTGCAGGTTCGAATCCTGTCATCCGCTCCAATTTTGTTGTTGTTTTTTTTATTATTAGGAGTATATTATGACTAAATTACATGAAGTGCTTGCGGTGGAATCTTCCCTTGAAAAGGCTGCAAATAACCTGACTCAAGAATCTGTTCGTACCTTTGGAAAGGAAAATCTTTTCTCTGGTGAAGTTAAGAATCTTGAAATGTTCCGCGAAGAAGATAAGAATCAAGAAACCAGCGAATGCCGTAAGTTAGAAACTACAGTGATGGAAAATCTTGATTATTTGATTAAGCCAGTTGGTGATTATCTGGATGTTGTATTTCAGAAGGACCTCACCAATCAAAGTGCAAATGCTGATCTTGTTCTAGAAGATGGTACTGTATTGGCCGAAAAGGTTCCTGCAACTTTCCTTTTGGGATTGGAATCTAAGTTGGGCAAAATGCGCGAAATGTATTTGCAGATTCCTACTCTTGAACCTGGTATTGATTGGGTCAAAGATGAACTTGAACGTGAAGGTGTGTATAAGGCACAGAACGACATTGTAACCTTCCGTACTAAGAAGGATATCGAATTTAAGGTTGCTTATGAAGCAACTAAAGAACATCCTGCACAAGTTGTTCCAGTTGATGTGACCGTGAATGTTGGTAAGTTCACTACCAAGAAGTTCTCTGGTAAGATGAGTCCTCTAGATAAGGCACACATCATCACTCGTATTGATGCATTGTTGAAGGCTACCAAACGTGCTCGTATGCGGGCAAATGAACAGAAGGTAGATACCAATGCAAAACTTGGTGCAAAACTGTTGAATTATATTAACAAAGGTAAGTAAAATCAATTTAAGAATGCGGAAAGCTACTCGTTATCGTTATCGTTATATTTGTAGTGGTTCCTATGAATCTGTAAGTAGGAATTTGTTTTACCGCACAGCTTGAATTAGTCTAAGTGTATTAGTAACCAGAGTAGAAAACTCAATTGGTATCGCGGGTTCGATTCCCGCCTCCGCAGCCAAAATGTATTCGATGAGTATTTTTTGGTGCGGAGTAGTAAAGAGGTATTACACCAATCTTTATCTTAAAACACACTCTTGGTGAAGAACACTATAGTTAGACAAACATACTTTGAAACTATGTCTTGAAGTGCCATCAGGCTACGATGGCACTTCTTTTAAAGAGATTATTAGTCTTTTTAACAGAAGTGCTTGACACAAACGTATACATAGTGTATAATATGATTTTTTGATTGGAGGTAAACATGGCAGGTTTAGTTATTAAGAAGTGTGGTTGTAAGGGTAATCCTTCACATGGTTCAGAATATCAGGATGCAAAATATGGTTCAGGTATGCGAGTATGCAATCTAGACCAGAAGAAGTCTGAAGCAACTTGTACTATTTGTGGTAAGACTCATAAGGTGTAATCATGAAAGGAATTAGACATAAGAATCCTATGCAGACCCGTCATGGTAGAACTCGATATAAGGCATTCTCTCATATCGAATTGATGTTGATGTACAATAAGGAATCTTCACCTAAAAAGAAGCACAAGATCATCGAGGAAATCAACAGAAAGTTGAAGAATCTTGGTATTGTATTTAGAGTTAGTAAGTCGAATCCACAAGTAGAAATTTAGAGTTTATGCCACTTAAGCATTGATGGCGATGCGCCGCACTTGTAATGCGGATAACTCGGTTCGATTCCGGGCAGTGGCTCCAAATTGCGGTTTGTTATGGAACTGACAAGAATACCCTTCTTGTTATACTGTTCGATTCAGTAGAACCGCTCCAAATGTGACCGAAAGATAGTAGGTCAAAAAAGATCGAAGACCAGAAACGATTTAAAATAAAACACTGGCGTGAACATAGAACGGTCATAACGAAATGATGACACTGGAAGCGTAACCAGTATTTATCTCCGAGTAGCTCAACTTGGTAGAGCTTTCGCTTTGGGAGCGAAGGGTTGCACGTTCGATTCGTGTCTCGGAGACCAATTTATTGGTAAGTGGCTGACTGGCAAAGCAACGCACTGTTAATGCGTCACATGTGAGTTCGAATCTCACCTTACCAGCCAATTTAATGAGGAGATAATATGGATTTGCCTGGTGATAGTTTAGATTATGATCTTTTGTATCGTGCAGCTGTCAAAGCGAATAATGCAAATGGCCTGTTTTGTGAAATTGGAACTCGCCGAGGCGGAAGTCTAAAACATATTATTGAGGCGATTACTCTTACCGGAACATTTAGACATATCATTGCAATTGATCCATACGGTAACATCGATTACACTCCTGGTGATCATGGTGTACAAAAGTTCGATTACACCAATGATATGAAGAACGAAGCATGGAATAACATTTATCAATATGCACAAGGTAAACCGGTTAATATCATCTTCTTCAATCTAGAAGATACAGAATTCTTTAATCGTTTCTCGACAGGTGTTCCTGTTTACCAAGAAGTAAAACAGATCATTAACAAATATGCATTTGTTTTCTTTGATGGTCCACATGATAAAGAATCTATCTTAACTGAAGTCGTTTGGTTCCTTACAAGAGTCGATGTTGGTGCAGTATTTGTTTTTGATGATGTACAGGCATATGACCATGATTATATTGATACTCTTCTCCTAAAGAATAACTTCGAAAGACTTGAAACTGGAGTAGAAGGTCGAAAGATTTCTTATGTGAAGGCAGATTCTACCTTCGCACATATGTAAAGGTGTCATAATGAATCTGGTCCTCGGTGCAATTTATGGTTATGACTGGGAGAAAGTAAAACACTTTGTTATTTCTCTCAGAAAACATTATGATGGTAAAATTGCATTCATTGTTGATATGGATGTGATGACAAATATTGATATGGTCAATAAGTTGGATCGATATAATGTTTCAATGCATCTTTATGACAAGAAGTTAGAATCGAACCATGAGATACAGAACAATCGATTTGAATTATACCCCGACATTATTGAAAATTGTTACCCTGATGTGGAAAATGTTTTTATCACGGATGTTCGTGATGTAATTTTCCAAGACGATCCTTTCATATATGGATTTAGATGTGACGGCCAAGAATTAGAGTTTTATTATGAACCAGAAAAGATCGGAAATTGTCGATGCAATTCTTGGTGGTACAAGACTATGCTGGGTGACCATGTACTAAAAGCAGTAAAAGACAAGTATATTATTTGTTGCGGTACTATCATGGGCACCAGAGAAGGACTGTTGGACTACCTTAAAGTCTTCAAAGAGTCACTCATTAAGTGGAGAGAAAGTGGCCGAGTATTTACTGGAGGTGAAGACACCGTAGTGCATAATCTATTAATCTATAATGATGGTGTACCTCGAAATTATAGAATACTACATAATGGATGTGGTGCAGTATCAACACTAGATCATCAGCAGACTTTAACGTTTGATGAACAGGGTAGATACATGAATGATGATGGAAGACCTACACCGGTTATACATCAGTGGGATAGAAAAAAAGAATATATTGAATTGTTTAATAAAATTGCATTGGAGTAATTATGGCATATAGACCTACAGGTAGAAATGTATTGATTGAACGTATTCCTGCTGCGAAGGAAACTGCATCTGGAATTATTTTGAAGTCTACTGAAGAACCGGATCGTGCAAAGATTCTTGCGATTGGTCCTGAAATTGATGAAGTTGCAGTTGATGAAGTTGCAGTAGTTAACTGGAATGCGGCAACTAAGGTGGAAGACGAACTATATATCATTAACATTGATCATATTGTTCTCGTCATTGAAAACTAGTTTATTGCGGGTTAGATTTCTGGTGAAATCACTGGTCTCATAAGCCAGTCTAGAGTAGTTCGATTCTGCTACCCGCTACCAATTATACAATGTACATCTCGGTATATAACGAGTGTAGTTGGACATTTTAACAAATACCCCTCACGGCACTCAACGATCCGCACCCCGAGGGGTTTTTTATTTCTTGAGGTAAATTATGAAAATTGTTGCACTTAAATTGATTACTGGTGAAGAAATTATTGGTGAAGAAGTTTCTTCAGATAGTGAACGCATCATTCGATTACAAAATCCTGTTGGTATTTCTATTGTTCGCGGACAAGATGGACGACCTAATGTGGGATTCTCACCTTTTCCTCTTCATGCAGAAGATAAAACAGGAAAAACTATTGACATTCAGTTCGAACATGTAGTATACTCCTATGATCCTGCTGAAGATTTCAAGTCAAATTATGATCAAATCTTTGGTTCAGGAATTGTACTTCCTAACAAAACTTTGATTACTGGATAATGAGTAAAAAATTCTACACAAACGTTCAAGTTTCCGGAAACAACATCCTGTATCGGGGTGTTGTTAACGGTAAGAGAGTGAAGACCAAGATTGAATACTCTCCTTCTCTATACATTCCTTCTAAAATTCCATCTAAGTTTCGTTCCCTAGATGGTGAAAACATTCAACAAAAAATCTTTGGTAATATGCGTGAAGCCAGAGATTATGTCAAGCAGTTTGATGGCATTCCTGGTGCACCTAGGATCTATGGAAACACCAGATTCGAATATGCTTTCATTGCAGATCAACACAAAGGCATGATCGAATGGGATATGGATAAAATCCTGATCGGAGTTATCGATATCGAAGTTGGTTCTGACAATGGTTTCCCTGATCCATATCTTGCAAATGAACCCATCACAGCAATCACCATTTCTTATGTTAATGGTCGAACATTTGTATTTGGATGTGGCGATTATGAAGTTCAGAAGCATGAAATCTATTACAAGTGTAAAGACGAATGGACTCTCTGCAAAGAGTTCCTCAAGTTGTGGATGGATCAGTGTCCTGACGTTCTGACTGGTTGGAACACCAAGTTCTTCGACGTACCATACATCGTCAACAGGTTTCGTAAAATCTTAGGTGAGGATGACACCAGGAGACTCTCTCCTTGGTTTTTCATTTCAGAGAGAAAGACTGTTATCAATGGTCGTGAAATGATTGCCTATGGGTTCGACGGTGTTGCACAACTTGATTATATCGAACTCTACAAGTGGTATGCTGACGGTGGTAAATCACAAGAATCATATCGTCTGGACAATATTGCAAATGTTGAACTGGGTGAACGTAAATTGTCATATGAAGAATATGGTAATCTACACACACTGTACAAGTATAATTTTCAAAAGTACATCGAATATAACATCAAAGACGTAGAACTTATTCTTCGTTTGGATGAAAAGTTGAAACTTCTGGAACTTGGTTTGACTCTTGCATATGACACCAAGACAAACTATGAGGATATCTTTGCTCAGACTCGTATGTGGGATTCTCTGACTTATTCATATCTGTTAGAAAAAAACATAATCGTTCCCCCAAGAGTCGTTAAAGAGAAGGATGCTGCCTTTGAGGGCGCTTATGTAAAAGAGCCTCAAGTTGGACTTCATCATTGGGTTGCATCATTCGACTTAAACAGTCTGTATCCACATCTAATGATGCAGTATAATATTTCGCCTGAAACTCTGATTGAACCGGAGAATTACACTCCGATTATGAGAAACATTCTATCTCAAGGTGTAACTGTTGAAAAGATGTTGAAGAAACAGGTGATCACAGAAGGTCTTGAGGGTGCAACTCTGACTCCAAACGGACAATTCTTCAGAACTGATGTTCAAGGTTTCTTGCCAAAGATGTTGGAAGAAATGTATGAAGATCGTAAGAAGTTCAAGAAAATGTCATTGGACTACAAACAGAAATATATTGATGAAACTGACGCCAAAAACAAAAAAGAGTTTAAAAATCTAGCTGCAAGATATCATAATCTGCAACTTGCAAAAAAGGTTGGTCTTAACTCTGCATATGGTGCTCTTGGTTCACAGTATTTCCGTTTCTATGATCTTCGTATGGCTTTGGGTGTAACTACCGCAGGACAGTTATCAATTCGATGGATTGAAGGTAAAATTAATGATTTCATGAACAAAATTTTGGAGACAGATCGTGATTATGTTATTGCATCGGATACGGACTCGATTTATCTCAATCTTGGTCCGGTTGTGGACAAATTCATTCAACCGGACAAGTCGGTTGAATCAGTTATCTCCTTCATGGACAAAATCTGTAAAGATAAGATTGAACCATATATTGACAGAAGTTACGCAGAACTTGCTACTTATGTTAACGCATACAAACAAAAAATGCAAATGAAACGTGAGGCCTTGGCAAACAAAGGTGTTTGGACTGCCAAGAAACGTTACATTTTGAATGTATATAACAATGAAGGTGTTCAATACAAAGAACCTGAAATGAAAGTGATGGGACTTGAAATGATCAAGTCTTCAACGCCGTCAGCAATTCGTGAGAAGATGAAGTCTACTATTAAATTGATGATGACCGGAACTGAATCTGATGTTCAGGACTTTATCGAACATTTCCGTAATCATTTCAAAGAGTTGCCTGCGGAAGAGATTTCTTTTCCTAGGGGATTGAATGGTTTGAGTAAGTGGTCTGATGCTTCTTCCTTGTATAAGAAGGGCACTCCAATTCATGTTAAAGGTGCGATTCTATATAATATGTTGTTGAAGAAACTGGATCTGGACAAGCAATATCCAATGATTCAAGATGGTGAGAAGTTAAAGTTCACCTATCTCAAGATGCCAAACCCACTTAAAGATACTGTTATTTCATATCCAACTAAATTGCCCACAGAGATGGGTTTGGACAATTATATTGATTATGATACACAATTCGACAAAGCATTCTTAGAACCAATCAAGATCATTCTAGATTGCATG